GTATCTGGTGGAGCTTGGCCGTGAGCGAAAGTGAGAGGGTAGAAATCGGCGCGGAAATGGTAGAAACCCCGCGCGCGCGCGCGAAAGGCACTCGCCCGCCGTTTGGAGAGCAGCCGCAACCGCCGCCCTGGTCCAAAGCGGCAGGCTGGGCAGCCGCCGCAGAGATTAAGGCCGAGATTGTCGCGCGCAAGAAAGCGATACTTGACGCGCAACTTGCCCGCGCGCTTGATCCAGCGCATCCTCAGGGCCACGCGGCGGCGGTGAACCTGTTAGACCGGATAATGCCACCCGAGAGCAAACAGACATTGGCCGGTGATCCTGACGCGCCGGTTGCGATAACCCGGATTGAGCGCGTGGTAATTGACGCGCCTGGCGAGCCTGAAAAAAAATAACGCGCCGCGCATTTTATACTTGACGCGGTGTAAAGCGCTTGGCATAAAGACTGCACGAAGGCAATCAAGAGGGGCCGCGCCATGAGCAACACATTCATTGCATTCAGCACCGTGACCGGATCAGCTTTAGCTTCGGCAGAAACCGCCGAAAAAGCGCGCTTGGACGCCGTGAAAGAACATGCGCTTCAAAACGATGATTTTATTGAAGTGATTGACGCCTCTCAGTCCAAAATACCGGCCAACGTTTTGATTGGCCGCTTTCTCTACCAATGCAGGCACCTGACAAGCGTCTGGCGTGGCGCCGGATATATTCGGGCATGACCCCTGACCAATTCCGCGCCGTGACTGAATGCCCCTTGGTTCTTTCACCGCCAGCGCCCGGCTGGCGGATCGACCCGACCAGCGCGCAAGCGTTAACACGGTCCAAGGGGTGGAATCACTGCCGTGATGGTCGGGACCGGGCGACTTTGACTTGGATGCCAGCGGGTCGCAACACTGGCCGTAATGCCAAGCCACTGGCCAAAGGCGTGATGGCCAGCCTTGACACAACGCCAAGCCCGCGCCAGATTAGCGGCGCGATAACCGAAAGGCCGCGACGTGATCCCTGAGAACATCATCACCATGACAGAAGCCTCGCAACGCCTTGGCGTGTCGCGTGTGGCCATGTGGAATTGGCGTAAGACTGGAAAAGGGCCGCCCGTGGTTATGATCGGCAAGCGCCCGCACTATGACGCGACGGACGTGGAAGTCTTCGCCGCGCAACGTCTGGCCGCAGGCAGGAAGAACGCCGCGCCGGCTGAATGACCGCGCTACGGATTGAAACCCCGCGTTGGGCAAAGCCGCTGCTGGCGCCAGCCCGATACAAAGGCGCATGGGGCGGGCGCGGGTCCGGAAAGTCGCATTTTATGGCCGAGGCGCTGATAGAGGCGCATATTCTTGACCCTGGCACGTCGAGCGTTTGCGTGCGAGAAGTGCAAAAGAGCCTGGCGCAATCCGTCAAGCGCCTGCTTGAAGCCAAGATCGAGAGCTTGGGCGCGTCAGATCATTTCGAAGTGCAGGAAGCCGTGATCAAGAACCGGCGCGGTAAGGGGCTGATCCTGTTCCAGGGGATGCAAAACCATACCGCCGACAGTATTAAGTCACTGGAAGGCTATGACCGCGCATGGGTGGAAGAGGCGCAAAGCCTAAGCCAGCGCAGCCTTGACCTATTGCGCCCGACCATTCGCCGGCCAGGTTCTGAGCTTTGGTTTTCCTGGAACCCGCACCAAGACACGGATCCGGTTGACGCGCTACTGCGAGGGCCAGAGCCGCCACCGGATGCAATCGTGGTATCCGTCAACTGGTGGGATAATCCCTGGTTCCCAGACGTGTTGCGGCGCGAAATGGAGTATGACCGGGCGCGCGACCCGGACAAATACGCGCATGTGTGGGGCGGCGGATATGTGTCCAACAGCGAGGCCCGCGTCTTCCGTAATTGGAAGATTGAGGAATTTGACGCGCCGCCAGACGCAATCCACCGTCTGGGGGCGGACTGGGGCTTTGCGGTTGACCCGACCGTATTGGTCCGGTGCCATATTGTGGGGCGCAAACTTTACATTGACCACGAAGCCTACCGGATCGGCTGCGAGATACCCGACACGCCAGATTTATTTATGACCATTCCGGAGGCCGAGAAATGGCCCTTAACGGCGGATAGCGCTCGGCCTGAGACCATCAGCTACATGCGAAAGCATGGTTTCCCTAAGATCGTGCCAGCCGTGAAGGGGCCGAAAAGCGTTGAGGATGGCATTGAATGGCTGAAATCCTTTGATATCGTGGTTCACCCGCGTTGCCGGCACACGATTGACGAGTTAACCGCCTATTCGTTCAAAATTGACCCATTAACAGGCAAAGTGCTGCCGGTGCTTAACGATAAGGCAAACCATGTGATTGATGCCTTGCGTTATGCTTGCGAAGGCGCTAGAAGGGCCAAAATTGCCCGCCCTGCTGCGGTGGTGGCGCGGCCTATGGCGCATCACTGGAGGTAGCCCGGACCAATGGCGCGGATGTCTAAAGAGCAATACCTCGCCAACCTCCACGCCGAGGCGATGACGCAATTCGACCGTATCCAAAGCGCCTTGCGTGCCGAGCGCTTGCAATGCCTGGATGACCGGCGCTTCTATTCCATTGCCGGCGCCCAATGGGAAGGCCCGCTTGCGGCGCAGTTTGAAGCCAAGCCGCGTTTTGAGGTGAACAAGGTTCACCTGGCAGTTATGCGGATCATCAACGAATACCGGAACAACAGGATCAGCGCCGCTTTTGTGAGCAAGGAAGGCGTCGAGTATGACAAGCTGGCGGATACTTGCGCTGATCTATTTCGCGCTGATGAACAAGACAGCGTCGCGACTGAGGCATATGATAACGCGTTTGAGGAAGCCGTAGGTGGCGGGTTTGGCGCCTTCCGGCTTCATACCAAGTATGAGAACGAAGAGGACGACGAAGACGAAAAGCAGCGCATCCGCATCGCGCCAATCTTTGACGCTGACAGTTCCGTGTTTTTTGACCTTGACGCCAAGCGGCAGGATAAGGCTGATGCAAAGCATTGCTTTGTTCTTACCAGCCAAAGCCGCGCTAGCTATGAGGAAGAATGGGGCGATGACCCGTCAAGCTGGCCCAAAGACATCAAGCGCAGCGAATTTGATTGGTGTACGCCTGATGTTGTCTATGTGGCCGAGTATTACCGACTTGAAATGCAATCCGAAACTATCCGGATTTTCCGGCACCTTGACGGGAGCGAGGTCCGCCACCCGGAAAAGGACTTTGAAGAAGACGAAGAGCTAGAGGCGCAGCTTAAAGCTTTGGGCGCGATGGAAGTCCGGCAGAAAAAGGTCAAGCGGCGCCGGGTGCGGAAATACATCCTGAGCGGTAACGCGGTGCTGGAAGATTGCGGCTACATCGCCGGGCGGCACATTCCGATTGTCCCGGTTTATGGAAAACGATGGTTTGTGGATAACATCGAGCGATGCATGGGCGCGGTGCGCTTGGCCAAAGACGCGCAACGCCTAAAGAATATGCAAATCTCAAAGCTTGGCGAGATAGCGGCGCTTTCCAGCGTTGAAAAGCCGATCCTGTTCCCGGAGCAAATCGCCGGCCATCAGGAGTTTTGGGAACAGGATAATATCGAGAATTACCCTTACTTGCTGATCAATCCGGTGACTGACGCGACCGGGCAGCAACAAAACCTACCGCCCTTGGCCTATACCAAGGCGCCAAACATCCCGCCCGCCCTTGCCGCCGTGTTGCAGGTGACGGAGATGGATATCAAGGAAATTCTGGGCAACCAAGGCGAAGCTGATAAAATGGTCAGCAACATCTCTGGCAAAGCCGTTGAAATGATTCAGCAGCGCCTTGATATGCAGTCTTTCATTTACATGTCCAACTTTGCCAAGGCGGTGAAGCGCGCCGGCGAGATTTGGCTGGGCATGGCGAAAGAGGTTTATGTCGAAGAAGGTCGCACCATGAAGGGCATGGGCGAGCAAGGGGAAGTGTCAAGCATTGAGCTTATGAAGCCAATGATGCGTGACGGCGAAATGGAAATGGACAACGACTTGTCCGAGGCTGATTTCGATGTTGCGGTAACGGTTGGGCCGACTTCCGAAAGCCGCCGCGCTGCTACGGTGCGAGCGCTTACAGGAATGCTGGCGATTACCAGCGACCCGGAGACTGCCAAGGTGCTGCAAGCCATGGCTATGATGAACATGGAGGGCGAGGGCATTAGCGACGTGCGGGAGTATTTCCGCAAACAGCTTGTCAATCTTGGAGTGTTGAAGCCGACTGAGGAAGAAGCGCAGCAAATTGCTCAGGCGCAGCAACAGGCGCAGCAACCGACGCCGGAACAGCAATACCTATTGAGCCAGGCGCAAAAGACGCTTGCTGAGGTGGAGAAGATTAGGGCAGAGGCGCAGAAGCTGGCCACGGAATACGATCCCGCTACCGTGCAGCTTGAGCGCGACTTTGAGGCGCGAAAACTTGCAATGGAGAACGAGAAGGAGCGCATGAAGGTAGAGATTGCGCGCCTGCAAGCGGACGTTGCTCAGGTTAAGGCATTGTCTGAATTGGAGGGCGAGCGTGAGCGGACCCGCGCCACGATTGAAGCGCCGCGCCGCGATGGAGCAAGCGTAGCACCAATGGTTGTTGTGGACCGCGATGGCAAGATGGCGGATGTGATTCAGCCGACAGTGGAAGCAATGACACTTGCCTTGGCCCAAACCAGCGAGGCTCTGGAAGCTTTGAGCGAAACGCAATCTGCGCTTTTACAAGAAATGGTTGGCATGAAAGGGGCAGCAAGCAAGCCGCGCAACGTACGCTTGAAAGTGGTGAAGCTTGCAGATGGTAGTTATGAAGGCATGAGGGAGGAAGACTGATGGCCGATAATGTAGGTTATACGCCTGGCATAGGAGCTACAGTTGCGGCTGATGAAATTAGCGGGGTTCTTTACCAGCGCGTAAAGATTGGCATTGGCGCCGATGGCAGCGCAACGGATGTTAGCGCGGCCAATCCTATGCCCATCACGGCGCCCTCTGCTATCCCTGTTTCTGGCGCATTAACGAATGCAGAATTGCGCGCAACGGCGGTGCCCGTTTCTGGCCCGCTGACTGATGCACAACTCCGCGCGGCGGCGGTGCCAATTTCCGGAGCGCTGACCAATGCTGAATTGAGAGCGGCGCCTATTTCGGTTGAAGCTTATGGCGAATTAATTGAAGCGTTTGAGGCGATGCGCTTCGCCATTTCTGCCTTGACCAAGACGATTGGCTTTGCGTTACCGAATGCGCTAGGGCAACCGATCATGGAAGTGAGGCAGGCGACGGGTGCTAACCTTGTAACGAACGCCAACCAATCTGGCACTTGGAACATCACCACGCTCACCAACCAAACTCAAGTTGGTGGTTTTTCTGCCAATGATCAAATTCCAACTCTCATGCACCTGCAAGCTGATGGCTTGCGCGCCAACATAACGGTGACCTGATATGCCAATTATAAATGGAAATAAAAAAATTCTCGATTTGAAACGGTGGGAATTTTGCGCGCCCCTCCCGGTTACGATGACAACCGGCTCTTGTATTGCGTCTTCGCGTCATTTTAGGCAGCAGCAATTTTTGCTAAGGTCAAACACTGAGGCCTATATTTACAACCCGTCTGAAGATGGGTGGATTTTTCTTGGAAGCCCCGCCTTAGGGGGAACGTTTGGCGCTGGCGCTTCTGCGGTTGCTGGAGCTTGGTCAACCGGGGCAACTGTTGGTGCGGCGTCATTAACTGCCACGGCGGGAACGACTAGCACAATCACCACAAACCAGACACTTGCGCGTGATATTCGCGGCTACAAAATTCACATCCTCGCTGGTCCTAATGCGGGCGCGGTTTTGGATATTGTCTCGAATACCGTGGGTGCCAATTCCGTGATCACGGTGGCTCCTCAAGCTAGTGCGTTTAGCGCGTCAACGGTATATCGCCTTTTGACGCCACGCTGGTATCTTCTGAGCGCTGGCACGTTGGCAGCGGCTTCTTTTCGTGTCTATGATTTTGCCACAAACAGCTTCGTTTCTTTGTCGCAAACCGGCTTGCCTGCTACTCTTGCAACAGATGGAAGGTTGATTGCGACACCTTCTATTGTGGACAATGCCTTTAAGTCTTTTGCCACAGGAACGGCAACCAGCGCTACCAGCACTACGCTTACGCAAACGGGAAAGACTTGGGCTGCATCGCAGTGGATCAATTCGCAGGTTCGGATTACGGCTGGCACGGGCGCGGGCCAGATCAGAACAATAACTGCCAACACGGCTGATACACTGACTGTCGCGACTTGGACAACGACACCAGACGTGACTAGTCAATACGCCATCGAAGGAAATGACAATTTCCTGTATTATATCGGGAATAACGCGGTCACTATGTACCGGTATGATATTGCAGCAAATACATGGAGTACATTGGCTCCAGTATCGGCTCGTGCTGCCGCCCCTGGTACAGGCATGTCTGGGCATTGGATTTATTCCGTGCCAGAAAACGACTGGAATAATGAAAGCTCCATTCAAAATGGGCGTTACATTTATTCTTTCCAAGGCGCAGCCACAATGAACTTGCACCGATACGATATTGCGGGAAACACATGGTCAACCGTATTGTTTGCTCCAACCGGCGAAACACTCACAACCGGCACGAAATACGCGCTGCATAACGGCACCATTTATATTCAGCGTGACGCAACCGGACGGTGGTTTGCGTTTGACATTGCGCGGTCAGAATTGTTCCCATGGTCAAGCATGCTTTACCCGCAGGGTGCGGCTATCGTTGGTGATACGGCGTTTGATGTGATTTACGACGACACAACTGACCTGCTTTATGTTTATATGGTGCTGAATTCGTCCAACATCCTCCTTCGGCAAATGGTAATCTGACATGAAAAAAGAAGACTTAATTCGGCTTCTCGAAACCAAGATCGCCAGCCTGAAAACGTTGAAGGTATCGGTGGAACGTCTCGGTGATTTGCAGCGCGCGGCGGAAATCCAAATTGAAATCGATGACACGCAAGCCACGCTGAACGATACGCGCAGCAGCTAATCCGTTATGACGCTCCTTACGCTTCTTCAATCGCAGGGAGCGCCGCCCCCGCCCCCGCCCGTAATAGGCGGCGGTGGCCCTGGTAATGCTGGCGCGCGGCGCAGGCAGCGCCCTGTCTATATGGTGGATGATAAGGTATTTGACAGTCCGGCAGCGGCTGCCAGATACCTTGCCAGCGTTACGGTGCCAAAACCAGCGCCAGAAGCGCCGCGCGCCGCGTCTAGGCCTAAGTCAAGGCTTGCGGTGCAGGTAGCGGGCGAGCAGGTAGCAGTGGCGCCCGTGATACCCATCACAGCGACGGCGGAATACGCGCGCGAAATGATCCAGGCCGAATTGATCCAGGCCAGGCGCGCTCTGCAACGGCGCCAGCTTGAAGATGAAGAGCGCGCGGCGGTTTTCGCCGTGGTGCAGATGCTTTTGGAAGATGGCGAGACTGTCACCTTTCACTAACGGCACCCGCCCTGCCGATGATGGGCGAGATGAGGCTTAACAATGTCTGAAACACTTCAACCGGAGATCCTGGAAGAAACGGTTACGGCGCCGGATTTACCGGAAAGTCAGGATTCGCAGCCACCCGAGGCTGATGCGCCAGAGGAGGAAGGCGAGGAAGAGCTTGCCGTCACTTTTGGCGATGAAGCACCGCCCCCGGAGCCGGAACCAACGCCAGAAAGCAATCCCATTCGCCAACTGCGCGAAGAAAGGCGCAGATTAGAGCGCGAAAACAGAGAATTGCAGGAAAAACTCCGGGCAAAAGAAGCGCCACCGCCTGAAAAACCGCTTGGAGCCAAGCCAAAGCTTGAAGATTACGATTATGATACTGACAAGTTTGAGCTTGCCTTGCAAGATTGGTTTGAAAAGAAGCGCGTTGCCGATGAAAAAGCGGCGAAAGCACAAGCTGAGGCCCGCGTCAAGGAAGAGGCATGGCAAGCGCGCCTTGCCGAGTATGGCCAAGCCAAGGAAAAGCTGAATGTGCCTGATTATGAGGACGCTGAAGATCGGGTGCAAAGCCTGTTTAACGTAACGCAACAGGGCGTGATGATTGCCGGCGCCGAAAACCCGGCGTTGCTGGTTTATGCCCTTGGAAAGCACCCGGCCAAAGCTAAGGAATTGGCCGAGATTACCGATCCTGTCAAGTTTGCCTTTGCCGTTGCCAAGCTGGAGACACAGATGAAAACGACTGCCAAAACCCGCCCCGCCCCGCCCGCACCTGAAACGCCGGTAAAAAGCACGGCGCCAGCCCGTAGCGCGGTAAATGCCACGCTGGAGCGCCTTCGCGATGAAGCGGACCGCACTGGCAATCGGACCAAGGTAGCAACCTATATGCGCCAGCTAAAGGCGCAACCGCGAAAATAATTGACATGGCGGCGGCTTTTGGCTTAATTGGCCACAAGTCGCCGTTTATCGGCGCCGCCGCCGTTTAGCGATATAAGCGAGATAGACCGGACGCCGCATGGCCCTACATGCGAGACATGGTAGCAATCCCATCTCTCAAATAAGGTCACACACCTATGGCAAATAGCTTTTCAAAGGAAGAGCGCGTAGCATTCGACGAAATGCTCGCCGGCTTCCAAGATGCGCTTGTTCTTTCGAGCAATGTCAGCATCTACAACACCGATCAGCAAATGATGGAGCGGACCAATAACGTAATTTGGCGCCCGCAACCCTACATTGCCGTGTCCTACACTGGCACGGATATGACGGCGAATTTCGATGACTACACGCAGCTTACCGTGCCGGCGATGATTAGCATTCCGAAGGCCGTACCATGGAGCATGAACGCCATTGAATTGCGCGATGCGTTGCAGGAAGGCCGCTTGTATGAGGCCGCGAAACAGCGCCTTGCCTCTGATATCAATGTTGCCGTGATGAACGTGGCCGCCCTGCAAGGCACTCTTTTTGTAAAGCGTTCTGCCGCTGCTTCGGGCTTTGATGATGTCGCGCAATGCGAAGCCATCATGAACGAACAAGGCATCATGAATACTGACCGTTACCTTGCGCTTTCGACGCGCGACTATAACGGCATGGCTAGCAACCTTGCGGCTTCGACCCGTTCATTCGGTAATGACATTTCTGACAGCGCCTTGCGCCGGGCCTTTGTGGGCCAAGTGGCGAGTTTTGAGACCTACAAGCTGGATTATGCGGTGCGGAAAGCGGCTGCTGCTGGCGGTGCTGGCATTACTATGGATACCCGCGTTTCCGCCGGGCAATCCTATGTGCCGAAATCAACCAGCGTGGCACTGACCGGCGAAGTATCTAATGTGGATAACCGCTATCAAACCATCACGGTCAACAGCAGCGCCAACGTTGCGCCGGGCGATGCGTTTACTGTCGCCAACTGCGAGGCGGTGCATCACATCACCAAGCAAAGCACTGGCAACCTCAAGACCTTCCGCGTGATTTCGGTCCCGGCTGGCGGCACGTCGCTTGTTATTTCTCCGCCGATCATCGCCAACCAGGGCGGCACGGATGCTGAGGCGCAATATCAAAACTGCGTGTTTACTTCCACCGCTTCAAACGCGGCGATTGTGTTCCTGAATACCGTGACGGGTTCCATGAACCCATTTTGGCACAAGGATAGCATCGAAATCCTGCCGGGCCGTTATACGGTGCCGAACGATGCTGGCGCGGCCGTGATGCGTGGAAGCACGGATCAGGGCATTGAGCTTACCATTTCAAAGCAATTCGATGTGAACACGCTCAAAACCAAATACCGCGTGGATATGGTGTTTGGTGTGGTGAACAAGCAGCCGCAGATGAGCGGCATCATGATGTTTTCGCAGACCTGAAGCCGCGAAGGAGATACGCGCATGTCATTTCTGGTTCTTCCGAACGGCAACAGCGGGGATATCGTTATTCCCGCTGGCGAAAGCATCGCCGTTGCTTGCCAAGGGACTGCCCAGGTTTTCCGCAAAACTAATTTCCCGAATTACCCCGAACAGGTTACGCTGATCGGCACGGTGATCAATGGGCAGACGGTTTTTGGGGCCTACGCATCCGGCGCGGTGATCATTGTTGAAGCGGTTGGTGGTGTGACTACCTTCTATGAGGTGGGCACTGCGCCGCAAGTGCAGCAGGGCCGCTTGATTTCGGGCGTCCAGGCTGATCCCAACGCGCTAAACGCAACTGGCACTGTCAGCCCAACCATGATCCTTGGCGGCATTCTCACATCCACCACGGCGGCGGCGGTGACTGGCACCTTGGCAACTGGCGCGGTTATGGATTTGGCCAGTAACTTCCTCGTGAATGATTTTATTGACTGGTCTGTGATCAATCTTGGCGGCGCCAATGCCTTCACTGTGCAGCAAGCGGCGTCTGGTCATACGGTGGTTGGCAACATGACCGTGGCGGCGAGTTCTTCCGCCCGGTTCCGCACCCGTAAAACGGCGGCGGATACCTTCGTTACCTACCGCATCTAATAGGCTGGGGCGGGCTTCACGGCCCGCCCCTTCACCATGGAGGGCGCTATGCCTTTGACCAAAGGTTACTCCAAAAGTTCCATTTCCAAGAACATCAGCAAGGAAATGAAAGCAGGCAAGCCGCAAAAGCAAGCCGTTGCTATTGCCTTAAATACCGCCCGCACGGCTGCCATGAAAGCCGGAAAGCCCGGCAAGGCGCCGAAAAAAGCATGAAAGCGAAACCGCCCGGACTTTACGCCAACATTCACGCCAAACGGGCGCGGATTGCGGCGGGGTCAAAAGAGAAGATGCAAAAGCCTAGCAGCGAAGGCGCACCTTCTGCAAAAGCGTTTCGTCAAAGCGCCAAAACCGCAAAGAGTAAAAAATGATCACTGAGTTCCCTGCTTTGGTCTATCGTTGCCCTGGCCCGCACCCGGGCCCGCATGGCAAGACCTATGACACGCGGCCCGTAGCCTTGCCAGAGGCTCTTGCAGAGGCCATGCGCGATGGCTGGCACTGGAGCTTAGAAGACGCAGCGTTAGGGCTTCCAGTGCCCGCACTAGTGGAAGCGCAACCCGCGCTTGCAGAAGCGCCGCCCGAGGAACCGCAAGAGTTAATTGACGAGCGCGCGTTGCTGGTTGCTCAGGCTGAAAAGCTGGGCATTGATGTGGATGGCCGCTGGTCAGAAAAACGCCTCCGGCGCGAAATCGAGGCAGCAATTCAGGCGATCGCGCTATGAGCTACACCAAGCGCCAATTCATCGAAGCGGCTTTTGAGGAGATAGGCTTAGCGGCCTATACTTTCGACATTACGCCGGATCAGATGGATAGCGCTTTGCGGCGCTTGGACGCCATGATGGCCACATGGAACGGCAAGGGCATTCGCCTTGCGTATCCGTTACCGGGAAGCCCGGCTTATACGGGCTTGGATGTAATTACGTCTGTCCCTGATAGCGCCAATGAAGCCGTGATTACCAATCTGGCGCTACGTCTTGCGCCGGCATACGGGAAGCAGGTGGCGGTGGAAGTAAAAGTTTCAGCCAGGCAAGGGTATGAGGTGCTTTTGGCACGCGCCACCGCGCCGCGTAAAATGCAATTCCCCGGCACTATGCCGAGCGGCGCCGGAAACAAACCCTGGAACAGCGATGATCCATTCTTTCCCGCGCCGGAAGATCAAGTTTTGACAGGGCCGGAAGGCCCGCTGGAGCTCTGACCATGCCGACGATCAACCAGCTTCCCGCTTTGAATCAGCTTTTAAGCGGCGATCAGCTGCCGGTTTATTCCCCGGTAAATGGCGATGCGCGGCGCGTGTCAATCGCGTCCTTGCTTGAGTTCTTCCAGGGCAATTTTGCTGATCCTGATTATCTGACCATCATCAATGCCCCGACCAATTCCGGGTTTAACCTTCAGCTTGGCACGCAAACGCAAAGCGTTTTTCTGATCCTGAACCCATCGGGCGCTTTTGCCGCTGGCACCATTACCTTGCCGCTTGTTGCATCCTGCTTTGACGGGCAGGAAATCCTTGTTGCATCATCGCAAAGCATTGCTGCGCTAACGGTAAACGGCAATGGCGCGACCCTTGTCGGGGCGCCTGGCGCGCTTGGCGCGGGCGGGTTCTTCACCATTCGCTTCAATCAACTGCAAGGAACATGGTATACGCTTTCCAGCAATACCGCCAGCAGCTTTGGCAGTCTGACAATCTCAGCGTCTATCAATGACGTGAACAGCAATGAATTGATTAGGGTTTCGGCCACCGCCTCCGCAGTGAATGAAATCACGGTTGCCAATGCGGCGGTTGGTAATGGGCCAGCCATCAGCGCGACCGGCAATGATACAAACATCAACCTAAACCTTGCCGGCAAGGGGACTGGCGTTGTGCAGGCTGGCGGTGTCCCGGTGGTGACAACGACCGGCGCGCAAACCCTGACTAACAAAACGTTGACGGCGCCGGTTATCAGCACCATCAGCAATACCGGCACGCTGACGCTGCCAAATTCCACTGATACTCTTGTGGGACGCGCAACGACTGACACGCTGACCAATAAAACGCTGACCGCGCCGACCTTGACAGCGCCCGCGCTTGGGACGCCAGCAAGCGGCGTCTTAACAAATTGCACGGGTTTTCAAGTCAGCAATTTGACGGGCTTTGGCGCCAATGTGGCAACCTTCCTTGCCACGCCTTCCAGCGCCAACCTTGCGGCTGCCTTGACCGATGAAACCGGTACCGGAGCTAATGTCTTTGCGGCGCAACCAACCATTACCGGCTTGCGTCGCGCCGCGCCCGTCACCAAGACGGCAGATTTTACGCTTGCGGATACTGAAGATTACATCATTAATAACAAGGCCGGATCGGCTTGCGTTGTGACGCTGCCAGCGGCGGCGTCCTATACGGGGCGGGTGGTGACAATCAAAACCATTCAAGCTCAAGCCGTGAATAGCGCATCTTCAAATGTTATCCCCCGCGCTGGTGGTGCGGCGGGGACCGCGATCTTGACCGGCGTCGCCGGGAATTGGGCCACGCTTGTCAGCAATGGCACTGCTTGGTAAATCATGTCGGGGAGCTAATGCAATGACCGTTCTTGCACCATTCATGCCGGCTTTTACGCAAGGAATT